TTCAAAAGCTAGCAGTTATATTTCTTCTGCAGCTAAACATTTATATAAGCATAAATCTTTGTATGGTAAAGCTGCTTTAGGAGCTTTTTTAGGGCATGGTATTGGTTATGTTGCTGCAACTGTTGAAGATACTTATATAAATGCTATGGCTGAAGCTGGTATTGGTTATAATGGTGGTGAATTATAATTGTGTAAATGTAGGTTATTCTACGGCAACTAAGCGGGCAGCTGGAGTGGCTCTTGGTACAGCAGCAGCGTTTATGTTTTAAATAAAGATATAGTAAAGGAGAAAGGTGATCACGTGAGTGATTGCCTTGGCGTAATGGCCTCATTGAAGTTTTTATACAGGATTTGTCCTGGAGCGTCCGCCGTTAATCCTAAATTTTTACACACGTAGGTCTAGTATACTATTACCTAGACCTAGTGTGTAAGTGTAATGTGTAATATTTTAATATTTACATTACGTGTGTATTTAATATAAATAGATGAGTTCTAGAAAACGTGGTTATTGTTTTACTTTAAACAATTATACTGAAGTTGAATATGAACACGTCTGTGCCCTTAGCTGCTCATATCTCGTCTGTGGGCGAGAGCGAGGAGAAAGTGGTACTCCACATCTCCAAGGCTATGTCTATTTCAAAGATGCATGTTCTTTTAGATCTGTTGGGAGCAGAATCCCTAGGGCTCATGTTGAAGTGGCCAAAGGAAGTGGACAACAAAACTTCGACTATTGTTCTAAAGGGGGAGATTTCGTGGAGTTTGGAGTCAGGCCCGTCGACGCTAAATCCAAAGGAGAAGCTGAAAGTGAGCGCTGGGATGCCTCTCTTGCCTCGGCTAAGAAGGGAAAGTTCGAAGATATTCCCGCTGACATCTACATTAGATATGTTAGATCTCTCGAATACATTGCATCAAAATCAGCAGTTGAACCTGTCGCAAATTCCTTTGATTCCAAAAACTTGTGGTATTATGGAGGACCTGGGACAGGGAAATCTCGTGCCGCGCGTGCATTGGGAGAGATGCGACAGGTTGTTTCCAACGGGGATGCTGGAAATGGATTGTCCGACGGTGGAGGAGGACATTGTGGTGGAACCAGGGGAGTTGGAGTGGCCGCCGAAGGTATCGTCGGAGGAGATAACGGATTGGTGTCGTCTTCAGGAGGATCTCGAGAATCCGCATTGGTCGATGGGGGAATTCTCGGAGTGGGTGAATTACATGGACCAGAAGTTGCGGAATTAGTGTATAAGGGTTTGTACATTAAGGAACCAAATGATAAGTGGTGGGATGGTTATATCGGACAAGAACTTGTTATTATTGATGATTTTGATAAATATAATTTGAAACAGTCTGGTGATATGAAAAGGTGGTTGGATATATATCCTTTTCAGGCACAGATGAAGGGTTCTATGATGATGATTAGGCCTAAGAGGATAGTGGTTACGTCTAATTATCATCCTGATGAAATTTGGGATGATGAATTGACTCGTGGTGCTATTGTTAGAAGATGTGAATTGAAATTGTTTGATTAATTAGCTCTGTACTATATTTCGCCATGTTAGTAGTGGTGGTGCTTGAGTCATGCATAACATACATTTGAAATAAGGTAAATTGTAATTTGGATTGACAACATAATTAATAATACATTGTTGGTGATAATGATGATGCAATCCGTTAACGCATGTTGTCTCAACACATTCCTTCCTCAAAATGTCTTCTAAACATATAGGACATTTACTTAAGCTTCCATCCTGAGCATCGTGGATAACATGGTTTCCAATTGCAGTACTAACGTGTTGAACAGAAAAATTCATCGGTACGTCAACACCAACGCCGTTTCGCAATGACCATGGTTCAACAACTGGTAAATTATTGATCCAATTTTGTTGTATGTTAAAATTGTTAAGTTGTTCAATACGTTGCCTTCTAATATCTCCAGGAGGTAATCGAGCAGCGGTATATGCAGCAAATCTAGCTAAAGTCGCAGTCCGCTGGCGACGTACTGAGGGCATAGCGCGGTAATCACGTAAGCGTTCATCTCTTTCTGAAAGAACTGCAGGCGCTCCAAGTCTGCTTCTTGTTCGACGACGAACGGGGGGAGCAAATCCTTCCTGTCTGCGTCTTCCGTTGAGACCAAAATTGTTTTCCGACATTTTGAAATCTAAATGTATTGGGTTTTCATAAAGAATACATTTTGATTTGTTGCCGAAATTAGATTTATGGATTGGGTTGGAATAATTAGTTTGATTAACGTTCTTATTTCTTTGTTACATTTTTTGAAATCATGCTTAAGCGATATTCAAAATCTAGTAGTGGAAGAAAGAAAGGTACTGGAAGATATGGAGGTAGAAAAGCACCAATGATGATGAAATTGCCAATGTATAGGGCTCCTGCGGCGGCGGCTTTGAATAGTCTTCAGAAATTTGCGTTAGCTTGTAAAGATCCGTTTGACGAACGCTGTTTTGGCGTTGCTGCTCCTGATGATTGGAAAAGTGTTGGTTGTGTGCAGGCGCATTGTCGGTGGCGAGGCACTGTATTTTGTGATGAGAATGGTGCCATCGCATGTTTGTTTATGCCGAGTCCGTGTATTACAATGGCGTTTATAAGCACAAATGCAACAGGCGTGGTTCCTATAACGCCATGCAGTGGTCCTTCCAGCACTTCTGGATTTGGTTATAATACTGCAGCGTCGAATTACGATAATGTCTATGGTATTACGACTGATGCTATGTTTGGAACTGGGTATACTTCGTGGAGACCTGTTGCAGGTGGAGTTCGTATTAGGAACAACCAATCGTTTCAGAATGTTACTGGGCAGTGTATAACTGCTGTTGTTCCTGGATGTGGTTCTGATCATTTAAATCAGACTACTATGAATACTTATCAGAACACTCTTGCTTCTCAGGGTGGTCAATTTATTAAAACGTGTGTTTTGGGTGAAGGAACAACCACTGCTGATCTTCCTTCAGCTCAGACTATCGAGTTGCGGGGTGCGAAGAATTTTGCTGTTGATCAAATCATTAATAAGGATTATATGTTGCATTTGTTGCCTCAAGGTCCTACAGCTTATAGGTGGCGTGCTGCCAGTACTGCTAAAATAGCTTCTAGTAGTGGAGCTGGTGTTAATATGGGCTTAGATATTTTGGCTGGTGAACAAGGTGCAGCAGTTGTAGGAAGTAACACTAATATCGTTACTGGAAATAGTTCTATTTCTGGGGCGGCTATTGCTTCGAGTACTGTAGGTACTGCAATTACTACAGTTGCTGTTGGTGGAATTCAGACTGGTATCACTTATAATACGCAAGGCAATAATTGTCATACTGGAGATATGACTGATTGGGGTATTGGCGCATTTTATGCTGACGGATGGAGTGCAGGTGCTACTGGTGTTTTATCGTTTGATTATATTCTGCATTATGAAGGCCGTCCAGTATTGGCTGCTTCGCAAATATCGAGTTTCTCTGTTTGTGCTGGTGGTGGAGGAGGCGATATTATTCCGTCAGCAGTTGGTGCAAGGATTGTGAATTCTGTGCCTGATCAAGGAATGGTTTCTCCGGAAGGTTCGAAGGATGGTAAGAGCAAGGGCACTGTTGTTGCTTCAAAAGCTAGCAGTTATATTTCTTCTGCAGCTAAACATTTATATAAGCATAAATCTTTGTATGGTAAAGCTGCTTTAGGAGCTTTTTTAGGGCATGG